GCGTCAGCATGCCAAATTATACTTCCCCTATTTCCTACAAAACATGAAGATATCCAATTAATTGGAGTATCATGAACATAATTAAATTTTGTAGCAGTGGTAGGAGAAAACAATTCTTGAGCCTGATCTAATCCATTTGGATCATATCCCAAATAATATGGCATACGAGGAAATGTATTTGTAGTAACAGTAGAACCTGCAACATTATCTCTAATTATCTCAACAATTCTATGCAAATACGTACGTCTTAATATGGATCGCAATGATTTAATAGTCTCGCCCATATGAACGAGATTTATAAATGGTGAAGCTTGTGATGGCTTCATGCCCATATCAGATATAGTAGTTGAACCATAAGAAATATCTTCTGATTGCACAGTATAAGCGGTTAAAATACCACCAGCTTCAATAGAAAGAGGATCAGCAAACTCAAGATTATCATGACCTCGAACAAAAACTGCTATGCCAATGGGAGCGTCTGCAATAGGAGAAGACTGTAATGTTAAAACACGTACAGTGATAAGCCCATTAGCCACATCAGTAAAATCGTTCAATAAGGGAGTACTACCAAATGTTACATCAGTTAATCCTCTTGCAACACGTAGATAAGATAAAGCTTGAGTGTAAGGAACAGAAAATTCAACCTCAGTTTCTTGAGTTATATCAACAATCTTCGTGTAAACAAGGTTCGTTGATTCTGCAGTATTCGCAATATCACCAATAGGATCCCAAGAAATTTTGACCCTACCTCTATGGAATTGGGAACAAAGAAACTTAAATTTGAAAATAATATCTCCTCTCCAATAATCAAACATTCTAGACACCATCCAGGAAGGTGTACCTTGTACATACGTAATTGAGTTTACAGTATTAGAAATATTAATAGTTGGAAGTGCTCTTGCATTAAATAATAATGTGTCAACAGCATCTTCAGCACTCCATTCAAATGTTCCAAGATAAGATTCTCTAGTAACTATTGATGCAATATCCAATTCGTCACCAACATCGATACCACAAACTTTTGGATCAATAGACAATTCATTTTTGCAATCAAGTGTCAATTTCTCAACAGGTATACCTATATCAGTAGCAGCATAATTAGGATTATTCTTATTGATGAAAGCAGTTGGATCAGCTATAACTGGAACATTGGTATAACCAAATAAATTTGCTATTTGACCAACTGCTGAAGCAGCCATAGTAGTCGCAGTAGCAAAAGGTCCAATAATAGGTATACTTTCCAGCTGACTCGAAAAACGTGCAATAGCTGAAGCAGGTTTAGATATTGGTCCCTTACCATATTCATCTGAAGATTGAATAGATAATGCAACAGTAGGTCCAGCAAGCTCAACATCTGATGCCCAAGCATACACTTGAACAGTAACAGCTGTACCAACAGTTGCATTTGCACTTCGCAATACAAAAAATAGATCATCCATATTTATGGTACCCATATTAAGTAAATCTTCATCAGTAGTGATATCAATCCAATTCTTAGGAAAGAAAAAGGGTAGTAACATAGTAGCACCTTGGGAATCTTGTGGGTAGAGAAAACATTTCGGTCTCTGACTGCGCCCCAATAATTCTTGAGCTTCTAGACCAACACCCCCATTAACTGGACATGGTTCGAAATAACCACCAGCAACTAAATTGGATAATGGTCTATAAGTTACCATAATAGCACTATAATAGAATGGTGAAGAATTGATTACAAATCTTAGATTAAGATTACATCGCATAAAAGCATAGTTATCTAGTTTAGATCTAACAGAAGCATTATCAAAATAATCCAACCAAGGAGAAAAAGCTTCATCAAAAGAATCATTTACATCCCACGTATAGGTATGTATCAACCTTGGTCTTTGAAGAAAATCTCCCAATTCAACATTCTTAGAAGAGTCCATCTGCATTGATTTTAAATCAACAGGTATATCAGCCACAGTTTCAACAGAGGCTCCAAAATTGACATTCTGTTCCATCACATGTGTAACGGAAGTATCAATATTGGCATTAACTTCGTCTGATGATTGAACTATTATTCTTGTATAATCAGGATTGCAATCAGTATTTTCAACAACACAAAATCCTTCAGGATCTAAATCAGATTCGAAAACACTACAAGGTTTGTTAGGTGAACATTGACATGTGGGTACTAAACCAAGTACCCGCTGGACAATCTTTCGCAGATTGCGCGCGTTGGCCTGTTTACTCGGACGGCCCGCCTTTGATTTTGTTTTGTTAACATACTATAAAACATAGAAGCTAGTTAGGCTAATATGAGTTAGATGTTTTTGGGCATAACATCACAAAATGCACTCATATATTTAATGTCCCTGAGTTGGGACGAAGAAAATCTAAAGACTTCTTCCCTCAGAGGCATCCATAAATCTCTGGACAAATTGGTCCCATGTGAGAAAGGTATTAGGTGTTATGTAATCTTCCATATCACAATCAATTAAACAATCATATAACAGAGTGCGCTTTTCTTCAAAGAACTTTCGTCCTCTAAAGAAATAATCTTGCATTACTGAACTGACAATATCAACAGCTTGTTTGCCAGTGCAAACAGACTTAGAATAAGTCCATACCATCAAACTCTTCTCAGATGATTCAAGATCAAGAGGCGCAAAGCAAAAGCCAGTGTCTTCATCAAATCTGAAGCTTCGTTTCAAAAATGAAGCTTCGTCTATGTGAATATAAGGAACACTCGTGGCTTCCTTATCTGCCATAGTATATCCAAGACCATATTTTGCAAACAATGTGGAGATAGAAGTGTGATTATACCAATCAACTCCTCGTCTAACTCCCATAAGATTATCATCACCATAAGTTATAAGACTCACATTCAATTTGAAATCATCAACACGCTTTTCAGGGTTAAGTTCAAAATATGCATAACGCATATATAAACAATTAACTAAACCATTAATGATTACAGTGAGAGCGTGACCTGATGGATTACCACCATAAAATTGCAATAAATCGCCATTTATATCAGTCATAGCATAAGCTGTATCAACAGCAATTCCATCTATGACCTTAAGGTGTTCATCCTCAAAATTACCTGAAAGTTTACATATATATTTCAAAATGTCAAAAGCTTTCAATATAAATTTAGCCGGCATAGTCTTATCAAATTTACGATAATCTCCTGCAATAATTCGATCTTTACCAAATTGTGTGATATAATCATATAACTCACCCCAATCAGTTGATTGAGCAATTATACCAGGAGCACTCTCAAATAATAATTTGTTATTCTGTACAAAACGAATAGACGTAAGTAAAAACATACGAGTAACAATTGTTAAGTCCATAGGTGCTCCACTAAAGAGTCGCGTTTTCTTCGCTTTCATTTTTGCAAATGAAACAGCCTCATCTTTAAGATGAGCCATATAAACACAATTCGATCTTTTTCCATCTTGGTAATCATCAATTATTTTCTGACATCGATCTTTAATTT